CCTGCAACTCAGCCTATTCCTAATCAAATGGGGCAGGCGGCTATCGGTGTAATGGAGCGTGACAGGATTGCTGTCAAGATTATGCCCATTAACCCTAAAAACTTCTTATTTGACCCCAACGGAACAAGTATTGATGACTGTATGGGTGTTGCAGTAGAGAAATATATCTCTATTCACAAGGTTGTTCAGGGTATTGAGAGTGGTGTTTACAGAAAAGTTGACCTAACAACAACTGGAGATGACTCAGACTTAGAGCCAACCCAAGAGGTTAGCCAGTATAAAGATGAAAAGGTACTTTTACTCACCTATTACGGGCTTGTGCCTAGAGAATATCTCAAGAACTTGGAAGAAAACAAGGATGTTGTTGAGTTATTCCCTGAAAACTCTGCTTCTGATGATTATGCGGATATGGTTGAAGCCATTGTTGTCATTGCAAACGATGGACAACTCTTAAAAGCAGAAGAAAATCCTTACATGATGAAGGATAGGCCAATTTTGTCCTATCAAGACGATACTGTTCCGAATAGACTCTTGGGGCGAGGTACTGTGGAAAAAGCCTTCAATATGCAGAAAGCTATTGATGCTCAGATTCGCTCTCACTTGGATTCACTCGCTTTAACCACCTCCCCAATGATTGCAATGGATGCCACACGTTTGCCGAGGGGTGCAAAGTTTGAGGTAAAGCCAGGCAAAGCCATTCTTACCAATGGTGCTCCTAGTGAAATTCTGTATCCTTTTAAGTTTGGACAGACAGATGGAAACAACCTTGCGACTTCTAAAGAGTTTGAGAGAATGTTGTTACAGGCTACGGGTACGCTTGACTCACAAGGTATGGTATCTCAAGTCAGTCGTGATGCTGGTCAAGGCGGTATGTCAATGGCGGTGGCTTCTATTATTAAGAAGTACAAACGCACTTTGGTTAACTTTCAAGAAGATTTCTTAGTGCCTTTCATCAAGAAAGCGGCATTTAGGTATATGCAGTTTGACCCTAATCGGTATCCTTCTGTTGACATGAACTTCATTCCAACTGCTACTCTTGGAATTATTGCTAGAGAATACGAGCAACAACAGTTTATTAGCTTATTGCAAACCCTCGGCCCGAATACTCCTGTGTTGCCAGTTATCCTAAAAGGAATTGTTAGCAACTCTAGTTTGAGCAACAGGTTCGAGATGATGGATGCGTTAGATAAGATGAGTCAACCTGACCCACAAGCACAGCAACTTCAGCAGGCTCAACAGCAGTTGGCATTGCAAGCGGCACAGGCTCAGATTGCAGTTAACACCACTCAAGCGGAGCAAAACAGAGCAGAAGCACAGAAACTCAATGCTGAGACACAACTCATGCCTATGGAGATGCAAGCCAAAGCAATGGCAGCAAACACTAAGAACTTGCCCAACCAAGATGACTTGGCTTCCCGTGAGTTTGACAAACGAGTAAAGATTGCAGACTTGATGCTGAAAGAAGCAGACATTAAAAACAAGTCTAAGATTGTTGAGTTACAAATGGCAGATAAGGTCAACTCTCAAAATCAGGTTAAACAAGATTTTCTTACTAAACTCACAAATGGGTTAAATCAGAATGGCTAACATCAAAGACCTCATTCAAAGTATTGAGGCGGCAGACTCATCCTTTGATGAGAAGTTAGCCGCTATCAATCAGATGGAGGAAACCCTTGTTGCGATGAGAGCACAAGAGGAGCAAGCAGTTCAAGATAATGTAGACCTGATTGTTGAAGCCATCAAAGTGATGGAAAAGAAGGTTTCTGACCAACTTGAAGTTGCCAAATCCATTGTTCCTGAAAAGGGTGACAAGGGTGACAAAGGCGATAAAGGAATAGATGGTAAAGCAGGTCAAAATGGTCGTGATGGTCGTGACGGCATTAATGGAAAAGATGGGGTAGATGGGTCTGATGGGGTATCTGTTACGGATGCCAAGATTGACTTTGATGGTTCTTTAGTTATTACCTTGTCAACAGGCAGAGAGTTAAATGTGGGTGAGGTTGTTGCCCCCGACTTGGCTGAGAAAATTAAAGTTATCAGCACCATGTCTACTAATACGGCAGTTGCCAGTATTACAAGTGGAACAATTAGCGGAACAACAATTTCTTCAAGTCGTATTGACCTTAGAGATATAACGGCTACAACGGCTACATCTTTAACTCCTGATGTTTCTGTTGGTGATATTTATGCGTATACCGCATTGGCATCGGCATTGACAATTAACGCACCCATTGGAACACCTACCAATGGCGATAAATTGATATTTAGATTACTTGATAATGGCACAGGTAGGGCTTTAACTTGGAACGCTACCTATACAGTTATTGGGGTTACTTTGCCCGCAACCACAACTGCAAGCAAGACAACGTATGTTGGTTGTATTTATAACGCATTTAACACTCGTTGGGATGTTATTGCAGTAACTACACAGGCTTAATCATGCAAATCATCTTTGAAAACTCATACAACTCAATCGTTTTTCGGGATGCGTTAAACCTATCCGATGACCACACTTTTACCGATGCCGAGTTGGAAGCAATGAAGCAAACAAGGTTTGAAAATTGGGTAAAGGCAATTACTCAACCACCACCAAACTATATGCGTGGTGAGGATGGTGAGGTTCTACATGACGAGGATGGAAACCCCATCCCTGCTGAGTAATGGCGGCAAGATATTGGGTTGGCGGTGCGGCTACATGGGATGCTACTGCTGGAACTAAATGGGCTTTGACTTCTGGCGGTGCTGGCGGTCAAACTGTACCCACATCTTCGGATACTGTTTTCTTTGATGCCGCATCAGGTGCTAATACTGTAACAATTGGGTCGGGTACGGCTATTTGCTCAACTCTGACAATGACAGGATTTACGGGGACATTGGCGTTTGGTACTAATAGCATAACGTGTGCGGGTAGTGGTACTGGCGTATTTACAGGGGCAACTACTCATTCTGTAACGGGTACGCCATTAATTAATATTACTGGTACAGGAACATTAACTTTATTGCCAGCATCTGTTACAGAAGCCAATTCAATTAGTTTTACCATTAACAATGCCGCCTCTAATGCGATTGGTGTATCTGGCTCTGTTAAAAATTTAACTTTTGCTGGAACATACACAGGAAATTTAACCAACGGGACTAGAACTCTTTACGGAAATTTAACTCTTAAATCGGGCATGACATTATCGGCTGGTGCTAGTGTAACTACCTTTGCCGCTACTAGCGGAACTCAATTAATTACTTCTGCGGCATTAAACCTAGATTTTCCAATTACATTTTCGGGTACTGCTACTTATCAATTGCAAGATGCTTTAAGCGTTGGAACTGCTACAAGTAGAACAATTACACTAACAAGTGGTACGTTGGATTTGGCTGGTTTTACATTAACTAACTTTGGTTTGTGGGCATCAAATAATTCAAACACAAGAGCGATAGTTTTTAATGGTGGAAATTATACAAACACATATTCAATAGCAACGGCAGGAGTTTGGGGTATGCAAACCGCAACAGGGTTTACCTATACAGGAACACCTACTGTTAATATAACTGGAAATTCTACTGGTGCATTTACAAGAACTATATCTCATGGTAATACAGCAGGACAAACTGAAACAAACTCAATAACTGTTAACGTGTCTGCTGGTAGCGATACTGTAAGTCTGCAAGGCGGATTTTTAAATGTTAATTTAACAAGTTTTACAGGAACATTAGCAAATAACACTAGGTCTATTTACGGAAATTTAACATTACCATCAGGCATAACTTTAACCGCAGGAACATCATCAACCACATTTGCATCAACAAGTGCAACAGTAAGAACAATCACAACCAATGGAAATAATCTAGATTTTCCACTTACATTTGATGGTGTTGGAGGCACTTGGAAATTAGTTGGTGCTTTAAATGTAGGAACTGCTACTGGTAGAGGAGTTACTTTAACAAACGGAACATTGGATTTAGACGGCAATACATTTACTCATTTTGGTGCTTTTAGTTCTTCTAATTCAAATACAAGAACAATAGCATTTGGTACTGGAAACATTACAAATACTTTTACAGGTACATCAACAATTTTTGGTATGACAACTGCTACCAATTTTACTTATACAGGAACACCTACTGTTAATATAACGGGTAATGCAGGGTCAGGAATTACAAGAACAATAACATTTGGTAATACTACGGGACAAACCGAAATAAATTCTTTGTCTTTTACTATTTCTGCTGGAAGCGACACTATTTCTATTGGTGGTGGATTTTTAAATCTTAGTTTTGCTGGTTTTACAGGAACAATGACAAACGCAACTTTGTCAATTTATGGAAACTTATTATTTCCAACTGGCATGACATTAACTGCTGGTACTAATACAACAACATTTGCCTCAACAAATGCAACAGTAAGAACAATAACTACTAATAGTAATACGCTTGATTTTCCTATTACATTTAATGGAGTAGGCGGTTCATGGCAATTGCAAGACGCTTTAACAGTAGGTACAACAACAGCAAGAAACCTAACACTTACAAGCGGTACGCTAGATTTAAACGATAAAACGCTAACTATTTTTGGTGCATTTAGTTCAAGCAATACAAATACTCGCTCTATATTGTTTGGTACTAATGGAAAAATTACGCTTACTAATACAGGTACAGCTACAGTTTTGGGTATGGGTACTGCTACAAACTTTACCTACACAGGCACATCAGCAATTAACCTTACAGGTGATATTGCATCGGGAATAACAAGAACAGTACAGTTTGGAAGTACAGCAGGGGCAACAGAAAGCAACGCACTAAACTTTACAACTACTGCTGGACAAGTTGGAAGTATTGCCTCATTTCCTTCTTCAACAACAAACACCGCAGTTAAAGATTTAATATTTACTACTGGATTTGCTGGTGCTTTAGCAAGTAATGGCAGAACAATATTTGGAAACTTTACTTGCAGTAGTACGATGAGCCATGTATCAGGTACAGGCACAACATCTTTTAGTGCAACATCAGGAACACAGCAGATTACCCTAGCTGGTACTGCTATGGATTCTGCAATTAATTTAAACGGAACAGCAACCTACAGCTTGCAAGATGCGTTTGTAACAGGGGCTACAAAGACAATAACATTAAGTACAGGGACTTTACAAACAAACGGATATAGCGTTACTTGCGGAACATTTAACTTTAGTAATGCAAACACAAAAACATTAACACTTGGAACATCTACTGTAACAATAACTGGCGGCACAAGTACATCAGGGTTTGTTGGCTCTAATACAGGAACAACTTACGATGTAGCAAACTCAACCATTGTGTTTACAACAACAGGTTCTGCTGTTTTTGCTGGCGGTGCGGGTACTGGAGGTGGTAATTTATATGGCACAATTACTATGTCAGGGTTAGGTGGAACGCTTTATTTAGGTCTTTCTACGGGTAGTACATTAGCAAGATGTACAACATTAAACAACACAGTATCGCCTTGCACTATTACCAATTCTTGTACAACCGCATTTACAGTTACCAATTTCAACGTCAATGGAACAGCAGGAAACCTAGTCGTTTTAAACAGTAATACGCCAGCAACGGCAAGGACAATCACAAAGGCAAGCGGTATTACAGATGTAGACTATTTAAACATCCAAGACTCAACGGCTACGGGTGGAACATGGAACGCATATAGTTCGACCAATAGCGGTAATAATACGGGGTGGAACTTTCTAACCCGTAACAATGGCAACTTTTTGATGTTTTTTTGAGGAAACTACTAAATGACCCCTGAACTTGATAAATATTATTCTGACCGATTCTCGATGATGGCATCTGAGGGTTGGAAAGAATTATTAATTGATATTGACAACATGATAGTTTCCCTCAATAATATATCTGTAATTCAAGACGAAAAGTCTCTCCAATTCAAAAAGGGGGAACTTTCCATACTTAATTGGCTAAAAACCTTGAAACAGGTTTCCGAAAGAGCATACGAGGATTTGAATGAAAAGAATATTTGAATTTGCCTGTGAAAACGGGCATTTAACCGAAAGACTGATTGATTATGAGTCAAAAAGTATT